TGACATGAACTATGAGCTTACTGAGCGCATGGTGGAGTACAGACCCGAACACGAGCGTATGCTGTATAGCCTAGGGCTTGCAGGGTCGGCGTTTAAGAAGGTTTACTTCGATCCTAACCTAGGGCGCCAGGTGGCGGTCTATATCCCAGCAGAAGATGTTATCGTGCCTTACGGCGCGTCTACGATTGAGCAAGCTGAACGTGTCTCGCATATCATGCGCAAGACCAAGAACGAACTAAAAAAATTGCAGGCAGGGAGTTTCTACCGTGATGTAGAACTAGGAGACCCACAGCCGTTCCATACAGACATCGAAGAGAAGAAAGCCGAAGATGATGGCTTCTCTATTTCTGACGATAGTCGTTTTGCTATTTATGAAATACACGCAGATTTAATTATTGATGGTATTGATGAAGACGAAAACGAGATAGCAAAACCTTACGTCGTTACGATTGAACGTGGTACTGGAGAAGTCCTTGCTATACGGCGTAATTGGAATGAAGACGACGAGCTAATGCTCAAGCGGCAGCACTTCGTACATTACGTATATGTGCCGGGATTTGGCTTTTATGGCCTTGGCCTTATTCATATTATTGGTGGATATGCTAAGGCTGGGACTTCCTTGATACGTCAGCTAGTTGATGCTGGTACTCTGTCGAATCTCCCCGGCGGATTAAAGTCCCGAGGGCTGCGTATCAAGGGAGATGATACTCCCATTGAACCGGGGGAATGGAAAGATGTTGACGTACCGTCAGGTAGTATCCGTGACAATATTATGCCCCTTCCTTACAAGGAGCCAAGCCAAACTCTCTTAGCTTTGTTGAACCAGATTACGACTGAAGGTCGTAGATTGGGTGCTATTTCTGACATGAATATCTCTGATATGTCAGCTAATGCTCCTGTTGGAACTACACTGGCGTTATTGGAGAGAACTCTCAAGCCAATGGCGGCAGTACAAGCGCGGGTTCACTACACTATGAAGCAGGAGTTTAAACTCCTTAAAGCTATCATGGCAGAACACGCGCCCGAAGAGTACGGGTATCAGCCCCTACGAGGCGAAATAAGCGCACGGCAGCTAGACTATATGATGGTGGATGTAATCCCTGTCAGTGACCCTAACAGCTCCACAATGGCTCAACGAGTCGTACAGTATCAAGCTGTGCTACAGATGGCTCAGCAAGCGCCTCAGATATATGACCTACCACAACTACATCGACAGATGATTGAGGTGTTAGGTGTGAAGAACGCAGACAAACTTGTTCCTATAAGAGAAGACTCCAAGCCCGCCGATCCAGTCAGCGAGAACATGGATGCTCTGGTTGGCAAGCCGATACGGGCGTTTATCTACCAAGATCAGAAAGCGCATATTGCAACGCACACGTCGTTTATGCAGGACCCACAGGTTGCTCAGATGATTGGTCAAAACCCACAAGCTCAACAGATTATGGCATCGCTACAAGCGCATATCGCAGAGCATCTTGGGTTCCAGTATCGCCAGCAGATCGAAGAAAAACTTGGTGTGTCACTACCGCCTCCGGGGGGACAACTGCCAGAACAGATCGAAGTGGATTTGTCACGTCTGGTAGCCGAAGCGGGCGCTCAAGTTATGCAGGGGCATCAGCAAGAAGCTGCGCAGAAACAAGCGGAACAACAACAGCAAGACCCTGTCTTCCAGCAGAAACAGGCCGAGCTACAACTCAAGGGACAAGAAGTCCAACGCAAGGCAGCAAAAGATCAGCAAGAAGCGCAGATCAAACAAGCAGACTTGCAGCGTAGGGCGCAGAAAGATCAAGTTGATGCCTTGATTGGCGCTGAAAAGTTAAAGCTGGATCAACAAGAACTACAACTAGACGCCCAGAAAGAGGGTGTTCGCGTGGCGGCAAGTCGTCGCCAAGGAAATAACAAGCTCGATTTGGAGCTTGCGAAGATGATGGCTGACGAGCCTAAACGAGGTAAATAATGGCTAAAACCGTCTTTGACGTGCTTAAACAAAACTCGACGAAGATATTTCGTCTGCAACTCAATTTCTTTCTGGGGGGTCTGCTAAAGACTTCGCGGGCTATAAAGAAATTGTTGGCTTAATTCGGGGTCTTGAAGCCAGCAAGCAGCACATTGAGGACCTCTCGCGTAACTATATGGAAGAAGAAGATGACTAATACTCAGACTATTGAAGTACCTGATGCGCCAAAAGAAAAAATGGGGGCGGAAACAAACCTAGATATTCTCCCCACCCCTACCAGACGCGAACCTAGTGATGAGGAATGGGAAGCACAAATGCCCAAGCCTTCTGGCTATCGTTTGTTAATAGCTTTACCTGATGTCGAAGAATATTATCACGACAGTGCCCTCCTTAAAACAACTACCCAGATGCACAAAGAGTACATCATGTCGATTATGGGTATTGTTATAGACATGGGTGCAGATGCCTATTCAGACAAAGATCGTTTTCCCGAAGGCCCTTGGTGTAAAGAGGGTGACTATGTGATGTTCCGTATGAACACAGGCACACGGTTTAAGGTTAACGGAAAAGAATTTAGATTGATGAACGATGATTCTGTGGAAGCTGTAATTCCCGATCCTCGTGGCGTCATGGCTGTATAGGAGATAACTCATGCCTTTTCAAAAAGTAGAATACGAGTTTCCTGAGGAGGAAACAAAAGAAAAACAAGACATCAAAGTGGAGGGTTCCAGTGCTATCGAAGTGGACATTGGAGGTAAGAAAGCTAAGGCCGCTGCTAAGAAATCTGAGCCTGTCGTTGAAAATGAAGTGGATACTGATGACGAGGAATATGAGGTTGAAGTGGTTGATGATACGCCCAAGGCTGATCGCAACCGTAAACCCTCTGATCCCCCAGAAGACATTACTGATGACGAGTTGGAAGACTATTCAGAGAAAGTGCGTAAACGGATACAGCATTTTAGCAAGGGCTATCACGACGAACGTCGCGCTAAAGAAGTGGCTTTTCGTGAACGTGAAGAGCTAGAAAGACTATCTCAACAACTTGTGGAAGAGAATAAAAAACTCAAATCCAACGTAAACAAGAACCAAACAGCCTTACTTGAGCAAGCTAAGCGCAGTGCAGTAACAGACTTAGAATCTGCTAAAAAGCAGTATAAGGAGGCGTATGAAGCTGGGGACTCAGATGGGGTCTTAAATGCGCAAGAAAGCCTAACAAATGCCAAGATTAAGGCTGAGAGGCTAAATAATTTCAAGTTACCAGCTTTACAAGAAGATGAAACTAATGTAAAAACGGCAACTGAAACCACCCCACCGCCAGTGGAGGTTGATAAACGGGCACAAGCGTGGCAAGACGCGAACGGCTGGTTCAACCAAGACGTAGAGATGACAAGTTACGCGCTGGGGTTGCATAATAAACTTGTCAACGAGGAGGGTATAAATCCTCGGAGCGATGAGTACTACGAGAGAATTGATTCTCGTATGCGGCAGTTATTCCCCGAGAATTTCGAGGGGGAGGAAGTAGAAAAGCCGAAGAAGCGATCAAATGTGGTTGCACCCGCTACGCGGAGCACTTCGCCTAGGAAGATTAGGCTAACGCAAACACAGTACCAGCTTTCTAAACGCTTAGGACTTACTCCCGAACAATACGCCAAACAGGTTGCACTAGATATGAGGAAACAATAATGGCTACGAACAGAATTGACCGTGAGTTAGAAACGCAAGAAAAAACGACCCATAAAAAGGCTTGGACGCGCCCCGAGGTGTTACCATCTCCAAATCCCGAGCCGGGTTATGTATTTCATTGGGTTCGTATCAGCACGCAAGGGAAAATAGATGCCACGAATGTATCCTCAAAATTAAGAGAAGGTTGGGAGCCTTGTAAAGCACAAGATCACCCCGAAATTACGATGGTAACTGTAGAGAATGAACGCTTTGCAGAGAACGTAGTAATTGGTGGTTTAATGTTATGTAAAGCTCCATCAGAGTTAGTTGAAGAACGGTCTAGTCACTACCAACAACAGACAGACGATCAGATGAACTCTGTAGACAATAGTCTCATGAAAGAGAACGATCCTCGTATGCCTCTGTTTAACCACAGACAAACGAAGGTTACTTTTGGAAACGGAAATTAAATTAAAATAGGATAGGATATTAACATGGCAACTTCTGCTATTCCTTATGGGCTGCGTCCCATAAACCGTATTGATGGTATGCCTTATGCTGGTGCGGTTCAATCGCTATTGATTGACCCTGCTGGAGAAGGTACTAACATTTTCTACGGTCAAGTCGTTATTATAGGTGCTGATGGCTATCTTGCTATCTCTACCGCTACTGGCGCAGACATCACTACTAATAACCTTGGTGGTTCCGCTGTGGGTGCTATTGGTGTTTTTGTTGGTTGTGAGTATATAAATACTCAGGGTCAATTCACTAACGATCAATATTACCCATCTGGCACTACTGGTGTTGTTACTGCTAAGGTCATTACTGACCCCGATGTAGTATTTCAAGCACAATTAGATGGTTCAGGTGCTCAAACAGTTTTAGGCAATAATACGTTTTTTGCTGCTGTGCAAAGCACGTCAACTGGATCAACAACGACTGGTAACTCTACTAGTGCGTTAGACGCGACTGTTCAAACAGCAGCAGCGGCTTTTCGTATTATTGGGTTTGCTTCTGGAGCTGACTCTACTATAGGCGATGCTTTTACAGATGTACTAGTTAAGTTTAACCCCAGCGCACATTCGTATACGAATAACGTTGGACTATAAGGAGTAGTATAACATGGCTATTTCACGCGCCCAGCTCCTTAAAGAGCTACTTCCCGGCCTAAACGCACTGTTTGGATTGGAATACGCAAAGTACGGCGAAGAGCACGCCCAAATTTTTGAAACAGAATCTTCAGATCGCTCGTTTGAGGAAGAAACTAAGCTATCCGGTTTCCAAGCTGCGCCTGTTAAGAACGAAGGCTCAGCCATCGAGTATGACAATGCTCAGGAAGCATGGAGTGCACGTTACGTTCACGAGACGATTGCGATGGGTTTCTCAATTACTGAGGAAGCTATTGAAGATAACTTGTATGACTCACTGTCTGCTCGTTATACGAAAGCATTGGCTCGTGCCATGGCGTACACTAAGCAAGTTAAAGCTGCGTCTATTTTGAATAATGGATTTGCTGCTGGCACCACTTACGGTGACGGACTGCCATTGCTCTCAACAGCGCATCCACTTGTTTCTGGTGGCACCAACTCGAATCGCCCAACTGTTGCGGCTGACCTTAACGAGACTTCTCTTGAAGCCGCCGTTATTGGTATTGCTGCTTGGACAGATGAGCGAGGATTGTTGATCGCTGCTCAGCCACGGAAGCTCATCATTCCACCAGCGTTGCAATTCGTTGCAACTCGTCTGTTGGACACTGATGGTCGTGTAGGTACTGCGGATAACGATATTAACGCTCTTCGCAACAACGGTTCTGTCCCTGAAGGATATTCCGTTAACCACTACCTCACAGACACCAATGCTTGGTTCTTGATGACTGATGTGCCGAACGGCCTGAAGCACTTTGTTCGTACCCCAATGTCTACATCTATGGATGCAGATTTTGACACGGGCAATTCGCGCTACAAGGCTCGTGAGCGTTATTCCTTCGGGGTTTCTGACCCGCTAGGAATTTACGGATCACCCGGTGCGTAATTAGTGTGGGGGGCAACTATTGCCCCCCATTACTTTTTGTGTTATAAGATACCAATCCCTGACAGTTACATCCCGTAACTGACTAACCCAAGACAGGAGATTAACATGGGTACTACTACTTTTTCTGGTCCTATTCGGGCTGGCAACATCCGTAACACTACCGGCACAACAGTAGGTTCAGACGTAGCAAACGTCGGATACGTTGTAATGTCTCAGCAGTACGTAGCTGACTTGTCTGGTGGCGCATTAGCCGCTGTAACCACTAATATCGTTATCCCCGCAAACTCTAAGATAGTTAACATCCTAGTTGACCTAGAAGTGGCAGCTAATGCTACTACCAATATCAGTGTTGGACAGGTAGGTGGTGGTGCAGCTACGTTCCTTAATGCTTTAGCTTCTGGCACTACTGTTGGGCTAAAGACTGTTACTACCCAAGGTGGTGGAACGCTAGCGTGGAAAGATACTGGTTCTTCTGACTTACGTCTCAATGTAACTGCCTCCGTAGCTACTACTGCGGGTAGCGCAGTAATTACTGTATTGTACGCACAGGCGTTTAATACTGCACTTCAACCGTAATAGAGAGGTGATAACATGGCTGCTAATTTAGTACGCGCATTTAACTTCTCGCAGGGTGACACTGCTGCTCTTGTTGGTCCAAACCGCTCCCGTATATTGGGTGTGTTGGTCAATGCCGCCGCCGCGTGTACGTTTCAATTGCGTAACGGTACCGCTGCTGGGGATATACTTTTGGACCTTACATTACCTGTAGGCTGGAACGAGGTTTATATACCCGCAGACGGTATATTGGCTAGTGACGGCTGTTTTGTTGCCGCACTTACTGGTTCTAGTAACGAAATAACTCTGATATTAGAGTAGGTTATGCGTTCTTACTATAGAAGCGGAGGCTCGGTTAAAAAGTCTGCCGCTTGGACTCGTAAGGAAGGTAAGAGTGAGTCTGGTGGGCTTAATAAAAAGGGTGTTGCTAGTTACCGTAAGGCTAATCCCGGCAGTAAGTTAAAGACTGCCGTTACTACGAAACCTAGCAAACTCAAAAAAGGCTCCAAGGCTGCGAACCGACGTAAGTCTTTTTGCGCTCGCATGAAGGGTATGAAGAAACGTAATACAAGCTCTAAGACGGCTAACGATCCAAATAGCCGTATTAATAAGAGTTTGCGGAAGTGGAATTGCTGATGCCCGCTAAATCGAAGAAACAACAGAAGTTTATGGCAGCAGTAGCAAATAATCCCAAGTTCGCTAAGAAAGTTGGGGTACCTCAAGATATAGGAAAAGAGTTTATGAAAAAGAGCACTAAGAAAATGATGGGTGGCGGTATGACTGTTCCCGCTGGTGGGATGGGCGCTATGGGTGGAGCACCTATGTCTGAAGAAGAAAGGCGTAAACGCGCTATGATGGCTAAAATGGCTGCTGCCAGTGCCGCTCCTGCTCCCGCTGCTCCAAGCATGGGTATGAAAAAAGGCGGTCTGGCTAAACCATACAAAAAAGGCGGTAAAGCTCGCGGTTGCGGTCTGGCTAAGCAAGGTGTCCGTAAAGCCAAAATGGTAACAATGAAGGGCGCGTGAGATACTTACGTGCTTTAAAGGTAAGTAACCATGGCTACATCAGGCACTACAACATTTAACATGGACTTCACGGAGATCGCTGAAGAAGCGTGGGAACGTGCAGGACGCGAACTACGTTCTGGGTATGACCTTCGTACTGCTCGTCGGTCTATGAACTTGATGACTATCGAGTGGCAGAACCGTGGCATTAATATGTGGACAATAGAGCAAGGCTCTCTTGACCTCGCACAAGGGCAGTCAACGTACGCTTTACCCGATGATACTATTGACTTGATGGAACATCAAATACGTACAGATGCGGGTAGCACCTCGTTACAGTCCGACCTTACTATAAGTCGTATTAGTGTGAGCACTTACGCGTCTATCCCTAACAAGTTAACACAGGGTAGGCCAGTACAGCTTTTCATCCATAGGAATAGCGGGCAAACTTATCCTTTAGGAATCACACTAGCAGCTACTGTGTCTAGTACAGATACTACAGTTACTTTAAGTGGAGTTTCTGATCTACCACCCGCAGGTTTTGTAAAGATTGAAGATGAAATAATAAACTACGGTAGTATTGACGGTAACGTTTTACAAAACTGTTTTAGAGGACAGCAAGGTACAACAGCCGTTGCACATACAGTGGGTGGCGCTGCTATTACCGTGTATTGGGAACAAGTCCCTGCGGTTACTGTATGGCCTATTCCTGATGGTACGCAAAGCTATCAACTTGTATATTGGCGTATGCGTCGTATTGAAGACGCTGGTAATGGCGTACAGACCGCAGATATGAACTTTAGGTTCTTCCCTTGCTTGGTTGCAGGGCTAGCTTATTATATTGCTATGAAAGACCCACAGCTTATAGAGCGAGTGGGAATGCTAAAACAAATTTACGACGAACAATTTGCCCTAGCTGCGCAGGAGGATCGTGAAAAAACCTCCGCACGTTTTGTGCCTAAAATAGGTAGAATATAATATGGGGGATAGGTTTGCATCTGCTAAGAAAGCCATCGCTCTATGCGATGTTTGTGGGTTTGAATATAAACTTAAAGAGCTGCGCAACCTTATTACTAAAGGGCGGGACACAGACATTAAAGCCTGTCCCGAGTGTTGGAACCCAGATCAGCCGCAGAATAAATTAGGAGAATATCCTGTAAATGATCCGCAGGCTATACGAGACCCTAGAATAGATACAAGTATTGGAGAAGCTGGGCCATATAGCAGTAGAGACATCCAGTGGGGATGGAACCCTGTTGGTGGAGGAAGTGATCCATACGGATTAACTCCTAACACGTTACTTGGTACTACCTATTTGGGCCAAGTTACGATAAACATTACGTAGGAGTAGTAAAATGAACGTTTTTGGAATGAAAAAAGTCAAGGTTATAGAGAATAAAGGTGTGCAACCTTGTGAAGAGGCCCCTAAGCCCGATATGAAAGGCGTTAAAACCACAGGCATTAAAATGCGTGGTACAGGCGCAGCTACAAAAGGAACTATGGCTCGTGGGCCAATGGGGTAAGTTATGAACTATAGCGAGTTAAAAACAAATATTGAGAACATCACTGAGAACTCTTTCACTGATGCACAACTCGCTATGTTCACTGAACAAGCTGAACAGAAGATATATAACACTGTTCAAATTCCCGCATTACGCAGGAATGTGACTGGTACACTAAGTTCGGGTAATAAGTACCTCGGTGCTCCAGCAGATTTTCTCTATACATACAGCCTTGCGGTTGTAGATGGTAGCGGGGAGTATCATTTTCTGTTGAACAAAGATGTAAATTTTGTTAGGGAAGCATACCCTACGCCTACAGCGACAGGGTTGCCAAAGCATTATGCGTACTTTGACGACGACTCAATCATCCTCGGACCTACCCCTGACAGCGCTTACACAATGGAACTGCATTATGGGTATTACCCTGAGTCTATTGTTACAGCGGGTACTACATGGTTAGGTAATGAGTTTGATTCAGCGCTACTTAACGGGGCATTGATTGAGGCAATACGCTTTATGAAAGGCGAGCCTGATCTAGTGCAGTTTTATGAGCGTTTATACGTTCAATCGCTAAAACTGCTTAAAACTTTGGGGGATGGTAAACTTCGTGAAGATACATATCGCTCTGGGCAGTTTAGAATGAAAGTAGAATAGGAGATAAAAAATGGCGATTTCACAAGCGATGGTAACTTCCTTCAAGAAAGCACTTCTTGATGGAGAGATGGATTTTAGTTCCAATACATCTCAAGCGTTTAAAATAGCACTCTATACCAGTAGTGCTTCGTTAGGTGCGGCTACCACCGCGTATGCAACAACTAACGAAATATCAGGAACAAACTATACTGCGGGCGGTAACACGTTAACTGTTGTAGCCCCCGCAACGTCTGGTACTACCGCATTCCTAGATTTTGCAGATACTACGTGGTCTACAGCAACAATTACGGCACGTGGGGCACTTATTTATAAGTCTGGTAGCGGCGATCCTGCGGTTGCGGTACTTGATTTTGGGGCTGATAAGACAGCAACAGCGGGTGATTTTACTATCCAATTCCCCACCGCAGACGCTAGTAACGCTATAATTAGGCTTGCGTAGGGTGACTGAATGCCATCATCAACATCATATGTAGGATGGGGTTCTACCGCATGGGGCCAAGGCTCTTGGGGTACGGACCTAATTATTGTAAGTGTTGATGGGGTTCAAGCTACAGCTAATCTTGGTACTGCTAGTGTAGCGGCAGATGCAAACGTCGC